CCCTACCATCTTACCGCTGAAAGGCGGCTCCTGTCCTGCCTTATGGACCAGTTCACTAACCGAGCGGTCCTCCTTCTTCAAATCCCCGAACGCCTATTTACGGGAAACCATGTCCTCGTGTATCGTGCCATTGAATCCCTGCACCGAGCGGAGCGACCTGTTGACTTGGTGGCCGTTCACAAGCACCTCATTGACAACGGGCAAGCCCATGTGATAGCAGATTTTGTGGACATCCTTGATGGGAACACGCTGACCTCCGACTGGAAGGTCTATGCCTCCGACCTCAACGAGGCTTGGAAGCAGCGGGAAGAGCAGCGCATCATGGACGAGTTGGCCCATGATCGTGACATCCCCAAAGCCTTCGCCCGCTATCAATCCATGCAAGCGATTGAAACCAACGCCACCGAAACCACGGCTCACGAACTGGCCAAGACCTACCTCATGAACATGAACGAGGTAAGGGAAGGCAGGCGCAAGGATTCAATTTTTCCGACCTACATATCCCCGATGGACCGAATGATGACGGGATTCAAACCCACCGAGTTTATCCTATTGGGCGGTCGGCCCGCAATGGGCAAGACGCTCTTGGCCCTGCAAATAGCGATGAATCAAGCCATGGCCGATATCCCCGTCGTGTTCTTCACTCTGGAAATGTCAGCGGAGCAACTGACCCAGCGGATGCTTTCCAACCTTGCCACCATGGACGGGGCGCACTTTCTCAACCCGACCGAGCGAATCAGTACAAAAGATTTCATGGACTTGGGCCAAAAAGCGGACCTCCTAAAGTCCAAACCGCTCTACATCGTGGACTTGCACCAAGCCAACCTGGACCGCATTGAAGGCGAAATCGCCAAACTGAAAACCAAGTACGGAATTTGCGGGTTCTACTTGGACTACCTGCAACTCGTAGAGCCAACCAAGATTGACAAGGCCAAGCCGAAAATTGAGCAGATGACCAACATATCCAAGACCCTCAAAGCAATCTGCAAACGGCAAAAGGTGTTCGGGGTTGTGGTGTCATCCCTATCCCGTGCAACGGAAGGACGCAGCGACCATCGGCCGATCATGTCCGACCTTCGGGAAACGGGGCAACTGGAGTTTGATGCTGACAAGATTGGCTTTGTTTACCGCCCCTACGAACACGACAGGAGCCAGCCAGCGGACCTCATGGAGGTCATCGTCCGCAAGAACCGCAACGGTTCCCTTGGCATCGCAAACATTCAATGCCACCTTCCCTATACCAAAGCCAACGAGTACCCACCCAATTCGCTATGATGGAAGAATACAACCTCCAGGCCGCCTGCGTCAAGTTGTTCGCTTTGATGCGACCCAACGAGCAGGGGCTGCTATTCCTCAACCTCAACAACCCCCGTTCCCGCTCCAACGGTTTCTTCCTAAAGGGAATCGGGCTGACCGCTGGCGTTGCTGACATGACCTACCTATCCCCGAAAGGAGCGGTATTTCTTGAATTTAAAACACCCAAGGGCAAGCAGTCCCTTTCCCAAAAGTGGTGGCAGGGGGTGGTTCAGGAGGCGGGGTATAGGTACGAGATAATCCGAAGCGTGGAAGAATTTCAGCGGGTGTTGGCTGAATGTGGCTAAGTTGTGTATATCTTCGTTGAACATAAACCATAAACCCATGATAGTACCAAAAGAAAAACCACAAATCGCATCAACTCCAGAACAAAAAGAAAAGAATTATTGGGACACCTTAAAATTTGATAGCCATAAGTGGGTGGAATACCACGAAGGATATTATGAATGTGCTTTTTGTAAAGCGACAGGAACATCAATGATGCCGATTAATGATAGACGCTTATGTAAGGAAAACCCTTATTTAAAATAGCGGATTGACCCATGCGCCGCTTACTGCTCCTATTCCTCCTGACCGCCTGCACCAACGACCGCCCTTGGAAGGTGATTGAGGTGCGGCCCAAGGGTGATGCTTGCGAGTATGTGTTGTCCCGCTCCAACGGATTCGGGCCGCAAGTAAAAAACATAACCGATAAGTGCGGGAAATACACATTATTCCAAACCATAAACCCCTAACCCATGAAACCAACCCCCACCGATTTCCGCCGCTGGCAAATCCACATCCGCAAGGAGTGCGTGTCTTGCAGCAAGCCCGACCGCTCCGAAACCATTTCTCCGTGGAGAGTCAACTGGACCCTGCTCGGTCGCATCCTTCAAGCCAAAAACGCATGAAGTACGGTTCCGTTTGTTCGGGAATTGAGGCCGCATCCGTTGCATGGCATTCGCTCGGATGGAAACCGCAATGGTTCTCCGAGATTGAGCATTTCCCAAGCGCAGTCCTAAAGCATCGTTTTCCCGATGTCCCCAACCTTGGGGATATGACCCAACTAAACCAATTTCAACAATTCAATGAACAACCAATTGACCTTCTCGTGGGAGGAACCCCATGTCAATCATTCTCCGTTGCAGGACTTCGCAAAGGTCTTGCTGACCCAAGAGGAAACCTCATGCTTACCTTTCTTTCAATCGCTGATAAACGCCGTCCCAAGTGGATTTTGTGGGAAAATGTCCCAGGTGTTTTGTCGTCCAACGGAGGAAAAGATTTTGGAACCTTCCTCGGGGCGTTGGGCGAACTCGGGTATGGGTTCGCCTACAGGGTTCTTGACGCTCAACACTTCGGAGTCGCACAAAGACGCAGAAGAGTGTTTGTTGTCGGATACCTTGGAGACTGGAGACCTGCCGCAGCGGTTTTATTTGAGTCCGAAAGCCTGCAAAGGGATTATAAATCGAGCAGAGCGAAGAGGCAAGAAACTCCCACCGATGCTCAAGGAGGCGTTGGAGCGACAAGCCCAGATGGAAGACAAACCATCGGGACTTTAAGGCAAAGGGATTACAAGGGGATTGGAAACGATGACCTTGAGTCGGGCAGAGGTCTTGCTATTGAAATCAAAGATGTCAGTTGCGCAGGAGGGAATTTAAGTCCCTGCGTTACGAGCAAATGGATGAAGGGCTATGGCGGGCCGAGTGGTAGCAATGAAACGGGGAATATGGTTTATGAGCAAGTCGCTCAACCCGTACCGATAAATACAATGACTGTAATGGGAAGGCCATCGGATGAATTAAATCCAAGAATGGGTATTGGCATAGGTAATCCAAACGACCCATGTCCTACGCTAACAAAAGCACACCATCACGCAGTCGCTCAACCCATTGCCGTGGACACCTACAACTACACCACAAACGAACACACAACGCAGACGATTCGTTCACAAAGTGACACCGAGCATATTGGAGCGGTGTTGCAGACAATGGCTATCCGTAGGCTGACCCCGAAGGAATGCGAACGGTTGCAGGGCTTCCCCGATGATTGGACGAAGATTCCCTATCGCAACAAACCTGCCGACCAATGCCCCGATGGGCCGAGGTATAAGGCTTGCGGTAACTCAATGGCCGTGCCTGTGATGCGATGGATTGGAACAAGAATACAAATGATTGAAAACTATTTAAACCCCTAACCCTATGCCCTGGATACGACCCCAAGACCAAATGCCCGAGGAGGGCACACCCGTGCTGATTACTGATGTGTTAGGACGGCAAATCGTCGCTTGGTGGAGACCAACGCACGATATGTGGTACTCCGAGAATTATTCTTGGTGGCCCCGTGAAGTCAACTATTGGATGCCCATCCCCGAAATTGTATAACCCATGACCACCTCGTTGACACCACCGCCGCAATATTCGGCATCACCCCCGACCAAGTGCGGTCTTCGTCACGGGAAAGGCCCTGTGTCATCGCTCGGAACATCGTGGCCGATATCGCATACAACGAATACCTGTTCACCTTCATGGCTATTGGGAAGGAGTTGAACCGCCACTACTCCACCATCATCATCAACTTGGAATCCTTCCACAACGACTGCAAAGCGAAGCCTCAACTCCGCTACCTACGGAGGCAAGTTTTCAACAACGCCCAAGAGTATTTGCAGACCGCTGAAGGGGCTTATATTACTGACACTCTGCAACTTCCACCCACCGAATAGCCCAAAACCGCACACATCCCCAAGGGGTCGGCCTAACCGCTGACCCCTTTTTTTTGCAATCTTTGTGCATGGCATCCGCAGAACAAACGATACTGGACCTCTACCGCACGGGCGAAATCCGAAAGGCTTGCCTGACCATCACAGGGGGCGACCCGCTTTGGAGGGACTTGGAACAGGAGTGCGTTCTAATCCTGCTGGAGAAAGACCCCGCCAAGATTCTGCAAATCCAGTCGCAGGGGTACTTCAAGTTCTATGTGGTTCGGTTGCTGCTTAACCTCTACCGAGGAAAGAACAACCAGTTCGCCCAAAAGTACCGTCACCACGACCTGCTCGAAGAACTTGACCCCGACTCCCCAATTCCACAAGCGGAGTACGATTCCTTGATGGACGACCTGTGGGCCATTGCCGAAGCCGAGATGGACACTTGGGCCAAGGACGGGGCGTTCCCCTACGACAAGGAGTTACTGCGCCTGCACCTGCGGACGGGGAACATGAAGAAACTTTCACGGGACACGGGCATTCCGTATCGTTCTATAATCTATTCCATTGACCAAGCCAAGGCCAAAATCAAGGCCGCCATTCAAAACCATGGACACGCTGATATTTCCCCTGCTGATTAGTTCGCTGACTGCCCTCGCAATCGCCGAGTACCGTGTCCTTCCCCGTTGGTTCTACCACACCTGGTTCGGAAGGCACAAGCCGTTCAGTTGCGTCACCTGCCTCACCTTTTGGGTGGCGGTGGCCCTGACCCTACCCACCTGCGGATGGGTCCTTGCTCCCGTGTACGGCCTCGCCTCGGCGGGGTTAACCGTTGTCATCCTGCAACTGACCCACCGATGACCCAAGACGAGTACCTGCTGGCAACCAAGCACCGCCATTATTGGGACCAATATCAGGCGGCCCTGTTCATGCGGCTCTCCCCCGAAGCGGTCCACGACTTGCAGACCATCCTCGTGGCCCACGGACGGCCCAATACAAATTGGTGGTGCGCTGACTGCGTAAAATCGGCCCTTCAATACATTTACGAACAGGCGGACCAGTTCGCCGAAGCCAACCACCACACCGTTACCCATGCCCTTAACAACCCCAACCCGTGACCAGTTCCAAACCTACGCCGACTATGGCGAAGGTGTGCGCAATAACGCCAAGCGGGGGATTGAACTCAACGAGCGCAACGGCAACAAATGCGCCACGCAGACGGGCAAGGTCAGGGCGCAGCAACTCGCAAACGGTGAGGGAATTTCCCTTGAAACCGTTAAACGGATGCACTCCTACCTATCCCGTGCTGAAACCTACTACGACAACGCTGATTCCACCAGCGACTGCGGTTACATCTCCTATCTCCTTTGGGGTGGCAAAGCGGCCCTCGGATGGAGCAGAAATAAACTACGGGAACTTGGCGAACTCAACGAAGGCTGACCCCGAAGCGCAGCGGCAGGCTCGGACTGAATCGCTCATGATGGTGATAACCACCCTTTGCGACTGCATCGGAGCGGTGGACGATTCCAACTCGCCCAACGCCTTTGCCGTGAAGATGAAAATCGTAGACAAGATTGACGAACTGATTGATAAAATAGAATACTGATGCAGAACCTGCCCATTGGCAAAATCAAAGCCAACCCGAACAACCCCCGAATTATCAAGGATGATAAGTTCGCCAAGTTAGTTCAATCCCTCAAAGACCTTCCCGAAATGGCCAAGGTTCGGCCCGTGGTCGTGAATCAAGACATGGTTGTCCTTGGGGGCAATATGCGGCTCAAAGCGATGAAGGAGGCAGGATGGAAGGAAGCCCCTGTTGAGATTGTAGATTGGGACGAGGATAAGCAACGGCAGTTCATCATCAAAGACAATGTGGGATTCGGGGAGTGGGATTGGGAAATGCTGGCCAACGAATGGGATGCCGAGCAGTTAGACGATTGGGGGCTTATTATTCCACAATGGACTAATGGTCATGATATAAATTCTATGGATGAAAATGAGGTTAGTTTAGAAGAAGAGTTTGACCCAATAGGAAGTGCATCAAATCTTCATAAAGTAATTTTTATATTTGATAGTGAGTTAGATGCTGGAAATTATTTTGAAGAGCACATACCAGATTTACAATACAAAAACACTTCGGGTCAAGCAGGCAAGATATGGCAAGTTGATAAATCAAAAACCTATGGCAAAAAATAGATTTCCAATTTATATAATAAGCAAGGGAAGACATGAAAAACCATTAACCGCTTTATCTTTTGAGCAGGACTTAATAAATTATTTTATCGTTGTTGAGCCTCAAGAAAAAGATTTATATGAAAAAAGGTTAGGAAGTCATCGGGTTTTGGTTTTGCCTTTTTCAAATCTTGGTTTAGGCAGTTATCCAGCAAGAAACTTTTGCTGGGAACACGCAAAAATGGCGGGCCATAAATATCATTGGGTATTTGACGACAATATTAAGGGGTGGTTTGTTTGGCAAAACAAAAAAAGAATTAAATTAGACAGTATAAAAAAGGCTCTTGATTTTGTTGAAAGGTTTACCATTACAAACAATATTGATATTTCAGGATTAGAGAGGTTGACTTTTAGTGTAACCGTACCAAAAAAGCCTTTTAGAATAAACACTCATGTTTACTCTACAATGCTAATTAGATGCTCTTTGCCATATAGGTGGAGGCTCAAATATAATGAAGATGTTGACCTATGCCTTCAAGTATTGCATAATGGGGGTAGTACTGCTAACTGCATTTATTATTTAGCGGAAAAAGTGCCGACAAGCGCAAAAATGAAAGGAGGAAATCAAGAGGAGTTGTACAAAGGGAATGACCCTAAAAAAAAATTATTAAAGGCAAAAATGCTTGAAAGCGTTTGGCCACAGTACGCAAAAACAGTGATAAGATTTAATAGGTATCATCATTTAGTTGACTGGAAAGTATTTAAGAAACAAAAAATATGACAATTTTTTGCCATTAATGGTCGCAAACGAGCAAACATAAAGTAGTTTTGCATTAAACTAAACCAAACTATAATGTCAAACAAAACCTATAACGGCTGGTCAAACTACGAAACTTGGAGAATTGCCCTTGAATTTTTTGATAGTTTTGAGGCAGAAGAAGGTCAATTTAAGGATATATCCGAATTAGCGGATTATATGAAAGACCTGGTAGAACAAGCAATTGATGAAAACGGGCAAAACATAGCGACCGATTATGCTCACGCTTTTGTTAGTGCGGTTAATTTTTACGAAATAGCGGAACACTCGTTTAAAATACAAGAAGCATGAAAAATACAGGCAATCATATCGTAGAATATTATCAAAAAAACAGGTTTTTGGGATACTCCGTTTATGAAGGAGTTCTTCCTCAAAGCGAGATTGGGTATTTAAGTAGGGGTAAAATGACCGAAGGGATTGTGCAATTTAAAAAGAAGTACATCGCAACTTTGGAAAACCCGATTATGTTCATGAAATACAACCAGCAGGGGCGATAACAGCCAATTAACAGCCGTGAGCAACCCTATCCCAAATAACAAGCCATTCCCCAAGGGAACCAGCGGCAACCCCAACGGTCGCCCCCGCAAGTTTGTTACCCTGCTGGCATCGCAGGGCTATACCCGCTCGGAAATCAACGACACCCTCCAAGCCATGATGTCCATGACGCTGGAGGAACTGGCCGAGGTTTACAAGGAACCCAAGGCCACTATTCTTGAAAAGACCGTTGCAGGAGCCATGAAGAAGTCGCTGGAGAAGGGGACGCTCTACTCGTTGGAAACCCTGCTCTCACGGGTCTATGGTCAGCCCAAGCAAGAGGTGGCCGCATCAGTAACCCCGCAGCCGATTTGGCAGGGCGTAAAGTTGCAAGTTGACACCGACAACGACCGCAGTCAAGATTAATGGATTCCGCAAGCGAGTCCGAATAGTACAAGGCGGCTCATCGGCGGGAAAAACATTTGCCATCTTGTCCCTGCTCTATTCCTTCGCAGCGGATGAGAAGCAAGGCCCGTTTGAGATTTCGGTTGTGTCCGAATCTATCCCGCACCTGCGGCGTGGTGCTTTGAAGGATTTTCTCAAAATGCTGCGTTCTACAGGACTTTACCAAGAGGAACTATACAACCGCACCCTGCTCCGATATGAGTTCCCCCACGGGTCTTATATTGAGTTTTTCAGCGCAGACCAAAGTGACAAAATGCGGGGGGCAAGGCGTGATGTCCTGTTCGTGAACGAGGCCAACAATATCGGATGGGAGGCATATCACCAACTCGCCATCCGTACACGGCAGGCCATCTACATTGACTACAATCCCGTGCAGGAGTTTTGGGCGCATACCGAAGTCATGCACGATAAGGATTCCGAGTTCCTGCTTGTAACCTACAAGGACAACGAAGCCCTTGATGCCTCCATCGTTCGGGAGATTGAGAAGGCCAAGGCCAAAGCCGAAACCTCCGCCTATTGGGCGAACTGGTGGAAGGTGTACGGCCTCGGTCAAGTCGGGACGCTCCAAGGGGCTATCTACGGGGACTATACGGTGGTTGAGGGTATAGACCCAAGCACGATGAAATTCGTCGCCTACGGCCTTGACTGGGGGTTCAGCAACGACCCTACAGCCTTGGTCGCCGTGTACCGCAGGGGTGATGACCTGTTCATCCACGAACTGCTCTACCATCGGGGCTTGACCAACTCCGACATTGCGGTGCGGTTAAAAGAGTTTGGCATCACAAGGGCGTGGGAGATTGTGGCCGATTCAGCAGAACCGAAGTCCATTGAAGAAATATACCGCCTCGGATTCAACATCAAGCCAGCAAGCAAGGGACCCGATTCGGTCAGGCAGGGGATTGACATCGTGAAGCGGTTCAACCTTCATGTCACAAAAGATTCCACAAACCTGATTAAGGAACTCCGCAGTTACACCTGGGCCACCGACAAGGACGGCAAGGACACGGGGGTCCCGATTGATTCCTACAACCACGCCTGCGATGCGCTCCGCTATGTGGCCCTCAACAAATTGGCCGTCAGTAACTCGGGGAAGTACTTGGTGGTGTAACTTTGGGGCATGAACCTCGAATCCATCATTGATTTGCTTTTGATTTTTGGCAGATTCTTCCTCTTATTGGTCTTGATTTTTGCAATCGGCTCCCTACTATGAAACTCATCCACTACTACCACATCTATTGCGGCGGAGGCGGCCAATGGCAACTCATCATGCACCAGCACATGATGGCACTTTGCAACTACGGCTTGATTGAACAACTGGACGAAATCCGTGTCGGTATCGTCGGTCCTCCCGACCAGCGGAAGGTGGTCAAGGAGATACTGGACAACTCGCTTGTGGCGGCAAAGATTAGAATAGTTGTGACCCGCACAAACGCATGGGAGCAAGCCACACTTACCGAGATGTACCGAGCGAGCCAAACCGAGGATGCGGCGTACCTGTACGCTCACACCAAGGGGTCTGCAAATCCTTCCCTTGTCGCTCAACTATGGGGGCGCAGCATGATATTCTTTACCATCGTGGCTTGGGAGAAAGCCCTTGCGGAACTGGAGAAAGTGGATGCGGTTGGATGCCATTGGCTCACCACCGAGCAGTTCCCCCAAATAGCGGACCACAACAACCCCGACGGCTATCCCTATTTTGGCGGTAACTTTTGGTGGGCCAAGTCAAGCCATGTGCGGGAATTAGGCGAACCGCTCCGAGAACACCGCTACCAGGGGGAACATTGGATTGGGAAGAAACCCAACACCGTTGTCTTTGACCCCAACCCTGGTTGGCCCGATCCAAGCAAATTTGTAATTACATTCTAACCATGTACGCACTACTTCCAACCGACCGACCCATCCAAGGCATTGAGATTGGATTATGGGAAGGGTTCAACGCAGTCCGACTGCTGACCAAATTCCCCAACCTACACCTTACGGGCATAGACCCGTTTGAAGGCTATGACGATTGGCACGGTCACATCCCTGCCGATTCCATGCACCAACGGGAAGGCATCACCATGCGGGCCTTGGAACCCTTTGCAGACCGATTCACACACATCAAGCGTTATTCGGATGCAGCGCTTGAACTGCTGCCCGACGGAGCCTTTGATTTTGTTTACATTGACGGGGACCATTCCCACAAATGGGCAAGCCACGACATCACGAACTACTGGACCAAGGTCAAGTCGGGAGGCATCCTCTGCGGCCATGACCGTTCCCTTTCGGGGGTGGCCCAAGCCCTTGTTGATTTCGGCCATGAGTTCACACCCACCGAGGAACCGCAGGGCGATTCTTGGTATATCGTAAAGCCATGAAACTACTTGCCAATATCGCCTACCACCACCATCCGAACAGGGTTGAGAACTTGACCAAGGTTATTGAGGCCATCAAGTCCTACCCTGTGCAGGCTGAAATCTTTGTGGACACCAACGACCCCCAAGCGGCCCACGAACTCGCACACCTTCCCGTCACCTTCCACGCCCACACGGCGATGGGACACCCTTGGGAACTGACGAGCAAGCACCGCCACAGGATTGCAGAGGTGTACCAGCACTTTGACTGGGTGGCCTACTTTGAGGACGACATGATGCTACCCAAGGAAGGGTTCGTCAACTTCACCAAGCAGTTTGACCCGATGTTCGAGGACAACCTGTACCCGTCCTTCACCCGCATTGAAACTTACCCCGACAGGGAAGGCGAATTTAGCCCCGACATTGCATTCAATCCTACCCCGAATATGTGGAAGGAGTGGAACGGGAAGACCTACGCAAGCCTCCCGTATTACATCAATTACCACGCTTTTTGGATGTTCAGCACCAAGCGGCTTGCCGAGGTGTTGAGCCGCAACCCGCAAGCGTTGCAGATGATACCGAATAACGGCCTCTATCGGGAATCCCTTGCATCCCTGCCGATTTGGTCCTTGGAACTAAAGCCGATGCTGGAGATGGACGAGAACGGCGAACTTGCGGACCATTGCAAGGTGTATCACTTGACCAACAACTATTCCAACCAAAGCAGGGACATCAAGGAAATCTTTAGACGATGAAACACGACCACATTTACGGCTGGTCCAGGCCCGAATTGCAAGGCCAACTCCTTCACTTCATCCTTGACACCTTACCTCCCAAGCCACGCATCGTCATGGCTGAAATCGGGGTCTATCTTGGCAGGGGTACGGCCATCTTTGACGAGGTGTTTGTAAGCAGGGGGCAGAACTACAAGTTGATAGCGGTGGACCACTTTGAGGGTTCGCCCGAACACAAGGCCAGCAACTTGGTCCCATCCTACGAAGCGTTTAAGCAAAACATCGCCCCGATAAGCGACAAAATCAAAGACCACAACTGCGATTCCATCGCTGCCTCCAAACTGTTCAAGCAGGGAGAATTTGACATCGTTTACATCGATGCGGCCCACGAATACGAACCCGTACTTGCGGACCTGGAGGCTTGGTTTCCGAAGGTCAAGCGTGGAGGGTTTATTTGCGGGGACGACTACACGGCGGGATGGCCAGGGGTTGTCAAGGCGGTGGGCGAATACTTTGGGGGACGGCATGGTGTTGTCCCAGGCACGCAGCAATGGTACTTCCAAAAATGAAACTCCAAGACCTGACCATTGACCAATTCCAACGCATCGCTGCGCTGGAGTTCAGCCCTGTGCTGACCGATTACGACAAGCGTGCAGGGGTCGTTGCGATAGTTGAGGGGGTGGATGTATCGCTCGTCCGAGAAATGCCCGCCAAGGGGCTAACCAAACGATATAAGACCATCATCGCAGAGTGGAACGAGTTACCCACCCTCGCTTACAGGAGGCGGTTCAAAGCGGGCGGCAAGTGGTGGATTCCGACGGTGTTCACGGACGAGTTGACCGCTGGCCAACTGATAGACCTGATGGACACCGACACGACGGACGAGAAGAAGTTGGTCCAAAACCTTCACCGCATCATGGCTACCCTTTGCAGGGAGGGCGGGTTCCTCGGTTACTTCCCGAAGAAATACGACGGGGCATCCCACCAAGAGCGGGCCGAACTGCTCAAAGCACACGCCAAAATTGGCGATGTTTGGGGGGTGGTCAGTTTTTTTTTGCTAAGTTCCGAAAGTTACTTGAAAGTTTTGAGCGACTATTCCAAGCACCTGACGAAGGGGATGCAGGGCCAGTAACCAACCCGCTTGCTGGCTACGGTTGGCTGATGGTGGTATGGCGGATGGCGAACAAGGATGTGCTGAAATTTGAGGCCATCTTTGCGATGAAGGCGGTGGAGTTCCTGAACTATGCGCTACTCATACACGACATCTTGGAGGCAGAGAGGATGGAAGCGGAGCGGATGCGGCGCAAGTAGGACACTTTGCTGGGCGGGTTACATTTACCACCATGGAGTTTGATGTATTCGTCGGAGGGTCAGGGAAGAAACTGACCGATTTGCAGAAGGAGGCGTTGGCCGATTTCGGTGTGAGCCTTGCAGACGGAGCGATTGAAAACAAGTCCTACGCATTGGTCACCAAATGGCTGGAGGGAGTGGTCAGGCTCGCCAAGCAGAACCTCGCAAACGCCAACGCCATTGCCAGCAACTCCCTTGCGCAGAGCATAACCGTTGAACCCATCACGCTAACCGATTCGTCCTTTGTCGTGGCTATCAAGGCCAACGACTACTGGAAGTTCGTGGACCTCGGTGTCAAGGGAACGCAGAAGAGCAACCGTGCGCCAAATAGCCCGTTCCGATTCAAGGGCAACCCGATCCCGATCCGACCGATCCAAGAGTGGATCGCATTCAAGG